AAACTTTTATTAAATGAACCATTAACAGAAAAAGATTTGAATGTTAAAGGTAATTTGGATTTAGTGAGAACAAAAATAACCTCATTACCAAAAGGATTAAAAGTTGGTGGTTGGTTGGATTTACAATTGTCAAAAATAACCTCATTACCAGAAGGGTTGGAAGTTGGTTTGTTTTTGGATTTAACTGAATCAGATATAAAATCATTACCAGAAGGGTTGAAAGTTGGTGGTCATTTATTTTTAGATTACACAAATATAAACTCACTACCAAAAGGATTGGAAGTTAAGCGTGTTATTTATGCAAAGCACACCAATTTAAATTTTTATATGATACCAAAATGGGTAAATGCTGGAGCAATTGTGCTTACTCATAAAGTTTTATTTAATTCAAATTTAATAGTAGATGGTGCTTTAAATTTATCTGGAACATATATACAATCATTACCAGAAGGATTAAAAATTTATGGCACTTTAGATATAGAATCATCAGATATAGCATTATTACCAAAAGGTTTGGAAGTTGAAGGTGATTTATATACATTGAATTCATCATTTTACCAATATGAATACACAGATAATCAAATAAGGGAAATGATAAAACCTGGATTTATAAAAGGAAAAATATTTAGATAATGGAAAAAGAAGCACTAAAAAGAATATTTGATTTTTTTTGAGAAGAAAGAAAACAAAAAACATAAATAATAGTCATTAAATTGCATTTAACCACACACAATTTAACCAAGACAATAGATTTTAATAAATATGACATAGTAATAGGCTAAAACAAAAAAGTGTCTTAAAATCAAAATATGGAGGTTTTAGATTTAATAAAATATGATATTTATAAATAAAAATTAATATGATAAATCCAACAATTAAAAGAATTATTGAAAATGCCATAAATGAGCAAGCAACTAAAAATTATATGTTCTTTGGCAATTTAAAACAAATAAAAAGGCAATGTGAATTATTGCTTGAACTTCAACCAGATGAGGTGAATGAATTATTAAATAATGGTCATGACTGGGCTGATGACCATATAAGTGTTGCAAAAGAAAATATGGATCAAGTATTTGATTTTATGATGAATGAATTCAATGATGATTCATATGATGATAATTTAATGGAGGCCAAGCAAAAGAAAAATAAACCAACAAATCCAAAATTATGGAGCCAATGTTTAAGTTGGGCAAGGTCAAGATATAAAGTGTGCCCAAGTGCATATTGCAATGGTGCAGCAGCAAAGCGTTATAAGAAGATGGGTGGAAAATGGAAGAAGGGTTGATTTGTTTTTATAGGATTTTGTAGTATATTTGTCATGAAACAAAATGAAAACTATGAAATTACTAAATGATTTGGTTGCATCATTTAAACAAAACATTCTGGCAATGACAGATCCAACAGAGGATGAAATACGTTGCAAGAATATATGTATTAAATTAATAAACCATCCGGATGCAAAATTGGCATATTCATCAAGGTCAACAGAAAGGCTGGTTTATCTTGAAGATGATAATGTTTATATCAATATATTAGATAGAGATATACATATTATTTATGAATATGAGGTATTTAAATTTTATATCTCACACCCCGACACTCATTCAGATATAATTAATTCTTTTGATGATAAAATGAAATCAAAATTTGATGTATTTTATGATTTATCAAATTATCTAAAAGAAAATTTCTTAATCAAGGTTGAAAGTTTCTAATATTTTTTTTGTATTTAATTATATTTTTTATATCTTTGCTTAACTAAAAAAAAATAAAATGAGTAAAAGTGAAAATATTGATTGGAAAGCCAACCAAGAAGAAATATTAAGTGACTTAAAGAATCTAACCAAATTAGGTGATGATGAAATCTTTAGCAATGATTCAAAAAATGGTACTACTAATTTAAGAAAATCTTTACACAAAGAATTTAAAAACACTGTAAAAACCATAATGCCTAATAGTCGTATAGCATCTGCATTAAGAGGTGATTATTTTGCAATTAAAAATAATATAGGTTATGTTATTGAAGCAAAAAATTTCCTTAAAGCAACTGGTAATATGCATTTACCAAACATTTATGATAATGCTAATCTGTATAAAACTATGGATTCAAACATAAAATACCCCCTTTTTTACGTTTTAAACAAGATTGATCCTATTTTTCAAGATTTATATAATTGCATTTTAACTAAAAATCTAACACAAATATTTAAGACATATAGTACTCCAAAAGTTGTAAAAACCATTACTGTTCAACAAATGATACATATAATCCTATTATTAGAGATAGGATATGCTTTTAATGAAAAAGTTACTATAGATGAATCTAAATATGAAATTAGTAAAACAAAAATTTTTATATATAGAAATGGGAATAAATTTGTTTTTAAAAAATTAGACTTCTCAAGTATTACATTGGATAGTGAAATAAATATTGAGATATATGTTTGTCCAAAACAATACACTTATATTTCATTCTTATTGACAAAAATTGAAAATGAGATTGAAACAACTACTTGTATTTACTCTATGTCAATGAGAGATATTACAAAAAAAATACTCAGAAAAAATGGAACATATAGAAATGAATATGTGGCAAATTGTTCTTTTGTAAATTCATGTATTTTACAAACTTTTGATAGTTCTACTGAAAATCCTTTAGAATTGTTAAAATAACTCTTTCAACACTTTCATTTGAAACCATTGTTGGTTTGTTGCCTGTTCCAGATTTTGGATTCTTCTTTTCTGCACTCCTTTTTTTGGCACAGGCAGCCTTTTTTTCAGCATCACTCATTTTTCCTGCAACACCTGATGCTCTACATTTTGGATATGCACCCTTGCTATCTGATTCCCTTCCACAAGGTGGATGCTTACCATTTGAATCTTTTCTGCATATATTAACCCATGGTCCTTTTGGTTGATTGCTACCTTTTGGCTTTTTCTTTGTGCCAAACCAAACTCTTAAATCTTCATTCAAAAATGATGGCTTATTTTCCATAAAATTTTTATTTATAAATATCTTGTTAAATAATTTTTATTTCACAAATATTATATATACATTTGCCTTAACAAAAAAACAAACAAAATGGAAACAACAAGATTTAGCCAAATCCCAGAAAAAAGTAGGGCATGTTTATTATTTACTGAAGAACTATCAAATAATGATTTAATATCTAGTATTAATAATTTAAAATTAAAAGACAATTATAATATAGCAAAATTAATAAGAAATTATAAATTAACACAATCTCAATATATTAAAATAGGAAATGAATTAGAAAAGATTATTAAAAGAGTAATTCAAAAATTAGGATTTAATGACATAGTTTTTTTATTTAGCATAAATATAAGCATTTTTTGGCAAAATAAAAATTATTCCAAAAGATTTTACTATATATGTCTTTGTATAATATATATTCACATCTATGGGAAAAGAAATTAAAAAAGGGTTGCAAAACCTTGCAACCCTTCCTATTAGCATTTAAAATGTCCAGTTTTTTAGTAAATAAACTGGACAAATTAATTATCTTAACTCTTGTAAGTCAAATGTTCTAACACCATCAACTGTGATACGACCATAGAAACGGTTATTAACCATTTTCTTAGCATATCTTGTCATTATACCTTTAATAGGTGTGAAGTTGAATGGGTTATACATTGTTGGAGTTAGTTGTAAAGGTACGTAAGGTGCATAGATGTAACCTGTGTCAAGTAAAGATGTTCCTTTATGTCCCATCAAAATTTGATTTGCCGGGAAATAAGGATCACGATATACTTGGTAACGACCTGCTAATGTACCTACTCTTTCAATACCCATATTGTATTGGTCTTGCTCTGGTGAAGCATTTGATACGTGGAAGTATTCCAAATCATCAAAAACAGCACTTACTTCAGAAGAAACAACAATCCAGTTTGCCCCACCTCTCAAAGTTGATTTGTGGATTTGTGCAGATACTTGGTTGATTGTTGTAATCAATGTTTGATTCCAATCTTTTTGAGTATAAGGAACAGCATTTGAACCTAATTTTCTCCATCCATTGTAGTCCCAACGTAAATTCCATGCAGCACCTTTTCTAAGGTCACGAAGAATTTCTCTATCAACTTCAGCTGCAATTTGCTCTGACAATAAAGCAGTTAATTCTGCTTCAGCATCAATATTATGGAATGCAGCAACATCTTGTGCCATTTCTGGAGACCACTGAGCTCTTAATTTTCTTTCAGTCACAGAAACTGTAACAGATTGTAAATCAAAAGAAACCTCACCAATCTTATCTTCAAATTCTAAATTCTTGTAAATTCTATATTTAACAACAAAAGCATTACCAGCAGCAGTTGTAGATGCAAATGTAGAACCTGTATAACCATCAAGTGAAGTTTGACCAATAGCAATTGGTACTTGTAAATCAACTTCTAAATATATGTGTCCAACAGAATCACAAACATCATAGAATGTTCCACCACCTGTTTTAGACCCAGGGAATGTTAATGGATTATCTGCACCATATTGAACAATGCCTTTTCCATATTTTTGAGTAACAACTCTAAATAAATATGGATTTGCTGTATTAGCTGATGTTGTTGCATTTCCTGCAACACCTAAAACTTGTAATCCAGACAAAAATGATTCAGTGTCCATTGGTTGACCTTCAGGTCCAATCAATTTTCCAGCACCATCACTAGAAAATCCTGACATAACTAACAATACTTTTCTAAACTCACCTGATGTATATGTACCTGGAATTAATTGTCCACTGCTCCATACAACTGTTGTGGCGCTAGCAGTTATTTCACTATACTGACCTCTTGAATAATCATAAAGTCCTTCTGGGTTCAAAGCTGGTTCAGTTCCTTCATAGAATCTATCATATAGATTTTTTGATGTTGATGTATAACCAGTGCTTGGAGTTTGACCATCCACAGCATTTGGAGAACCATAAGGTGCCCAATGTTCTGTACCATTATATTCTTGAATTTGTGGCACAAAGAAGAACAATTTACCAATAGGTAAATTCATTGCTTGTACTGAAACAATATCATTAGCCAATAATTTAGAGAATACTCTCCTAACAATTGGGAAAACAACTGTTTCAAATGCACCAGTATCAGATGTACTAGCTGCCTCATTGATAAGATATGATGCTTGGTTTTCATATAACTGCGCAACATTCTCTTTTAGGTGGCCTTTAAGACCTTCAAGGAATCCTAATTTATTCCATTTGTTAATAGTATCTTCTTTGATAACTTTTAGGTGTTTTAACCCAATATTACCAACAAGACCAGAATCTAATAATGCTCCCATTTTTTATTATTTTTTTTTATTTTTATTAACCTAATTTACCCATTAAATCTTTCATCCTCAAAAATTGCGGATTTTCATAAGTTTTGGATTCAATTAAGTTAGCAGATGAACCTGTTGCTGCAACGTTTGAAATCTTGCGATTAACAGACTCATTTAAAGACGTATTTGAATCTTTTGACAACTCACTATTAATTGAATTAAATAATTGTTTTGATTCTTGTAGTGATTGAACGTTATCAAAACGTCTTAAAATGTTTATTTTTTCTTTTTTAGTTGTTGAGTGTTCAGTGAACAATCTTGTTGCATATGCCAAATTTGCATTAAACACAGCAACTTCATTTAACTTATCCCTAAATACATTTAATGATTTTTTGTATTCACTATTCTTTTGTTTTAAATCATAAACTTCTTTTTCTAGGGATTCATAAGTAATGTTTCTATTTGGTGTTATGCCTTTTTTAAGACCTCTACCTGACTTGCTTCCCATACCATAAGTTCTTGATGCTTCTTTGGTTTCTTGTTTTTTACCAGAAGTCACTTTCTTCATCTTACCATCAACATTTGCGGCAGATTTGTCATAGTCAAACTTGGCTTTTCCTGTTCCCATTTTTTTAGGACCCTCTTTCATTTTTTCATTAAAACCATTTTTAGCCATCTTGTACTTAAATTTGGAAGCCTTTTTAGCCTCACCTAAATAATTATAATCTTCAGATGCTTCATTTCTACTTGCTACGCATCCATTATTTTCTAAAACTTTCAATATTCTTCCAGCATCTTTAATCCCATGCTCTTGTATGAAATCACTAACTGAAAAATTATCACAATCAACTTCAATACTGTCTAAATCAACATCCATATCATCTTCTATGTCCATATCATCTTCCATATCCATATCATCTTCTATGCCCATATCATCTTCCATATCCATATCATCTTCTATGTCCATATCAAATTCATCTTCATCATCCATTTGCTCATCCATCTCAATCTCATAAATAATATTGGATTTTTTATTATTGGTTTTTTCAAAAATTTTATTAATAGTTGATTGGGTGTCATCTTCATACATTTCACTCATTTCATCATCATCTTCAAAATCCATTTCCATTTCATCATCATCTTCAAAATCCATTTCCATTTCATCATCATCTTCAAAATCCATTTCCATTTCATCATCCATATCCTCATCACCAAACTCACTTATTTGTTCACCTAATCTTATTAAATATTCATCACCATCATCAGTCAAAGAAATATCATCACCATCTTTGCTAACAATAATACCATCTTCATCACCCATTGCTTTGAAAACTTTTATTAACTCATCCTCAGATGATCCCCTCATATCAATCACATCATCTTCCATATCCATTTCATCATCCTCCATATCATCTTCTATGTCTTCCATATCATCTTCTATATCCATATCATCTTCTATGTCTTCCATATCATCCTCCATATCTAAATCAGTATCATCATCTTCAATATCTGTTTGTTCATTTAAAGATTCTTTAACCAATTCTTCGATTTCTTCCTTCATTGTTGAAGAAAGTATTCCTTTTGCGTTTTCTGCAAGCACATCTTCAATCTGTTTCATTTGAATTAGAGCTTCTTCTACTAAATTTTTTTCAGGTTGCATAACTTTTTATTTATTTTTATTATAAATATATGGAAATGCAAAAAAGTTACTAATTAGCATTAATTTTTTAAAACAAAAAACCCCCAACATAAAATGCTAGGGGTTTAAAAGGAAAAAATAATTAGATTTTCTTAATTAAAGACTTCATCAATTTTTGATTCTGACACTGAAGTTATTCTCCATTCTTGTGTGAAATTATGATATTTTTCTGTTATCTTGGCTTCCACATCTGTTACAGAATAACCTTTTACCAATTTTTCTTCTCTTATTTTTTTTAATTTGCCAGTATTTTCATCTGGTAAATTAAATGTTAATTTTGCAACAAAGAATTTTTCATCCATAAGTATTATTTTTTATTTGTTTGTGTAAATATAATTATTTTTTTATTACAAATCAACTACTTCTCCTTTTATAAATCCAGGATAAATCATTTCTTTTTAATGCTTATTTATTCATTTTCTATATATTCCACCTTCTATAAATCCAGGTTGAATCATTTCCCTCAATTCATCATCTGTGTATTTTTTTAATTGTGTTTTCATAATATTTAAATTACCACCAACTTCCAATCCTTTTGGTAATGAGGTTATTTTTGTACTTCTTAAATGCAAATTATGCCCAACTTTTAACCCTTTTGGTAATGAGGTTATTCTTGTATTTGATAAATCCAAATAAAGTCCAACTTTCAATCCTTGTGGTAATGAGGTTATATTTGAATATGATAAATCCAAATAACGTCCAACTTTTAATCCTTCTGGCAATGAGGTTATATCTGATCCACTTAAATCCAACCCACCATCAACTTTCAATCCTTTTGGTAATAAGGTTATATTTGAATATGATAAATCCAAATTACCTTTAACATTTAAATCTTCTTCTGTTATTGGTATATTATTTAATATTTTCCATCTAAATGGTGCATTATGCTCTTCATTGTCTTCAAGGAATTCAAATATTCTTTTTAATGCTTCTTTTTCCATTATCTATATATTATTTTTTTTATAAATCCAGGTTGAATCATTTCCCTCAATTCATCATCTGTGTATTCTTTTAATTGTGTTTTCATAATATTTAAATCACCGCCAACTTCCAATCCTTTTGGTAATGATTTTATTTTTGAAAATGATAAATATAAATCATACCCAACTTTCAACCCTTCTGGTAATGAGGTTATAAGTGTTTTTGATAAATATAAACTACCCCCAACTTTTAACCCTTCTGATAATGAGGTTATTTTTGAATATGATAAATCCAAATCATCACCAACTTTTAATCCTTTTGGTAATGATTTTATTTTTGAAAATGATAAATATAAATTATGGCTAACTTCCAATCCTTCTGGTAATGAGGTTATAAGTGTTTTTGATAAATATAAACTACCCCCAACTTTCAACCCTTCTGGTAATGAGGTTATTTTTGATTTATATAGAAATAAATTACCCCTAACATTTAATCCTTCTGGTAATGAGGTTATACTAGAATATGCTAAATTCAAATTGCCTTTAACATTCAAATCTTCTTCAGTT